GCGGTGCCCGAGGGCGGGTCTGGAACCTCGGAGCCAGACCCGATCGGCTGCGAGCCGGTCCGGCCGACCCCTGGGAACAGCCCGCCTAGTTGTTCGAGTCCGGCCACGTTGATCTTGATCGTCACCTCGCGATCTTGAATCGCGGCCATGCGCTCGTGCAAATCGTCGAGCGCCTTGATAGAGCCTGGCGAGACGCCGGCTGACAGCTCAACCTTCTTGGCCCCAGGCAACTTGTCGAGGCCGCTTGCCAGATCTGCGACCTTGGCCAGCCCGTCGCCCATGTCGGTGTAGAGCTTATTCAGCTCATCTTTGAAGGGCTTGGCTGCATCACCAGCGACATCGAACACCCGGTTGATGTCGATCTGCCCGTTGCGGAAAGCAACCAGCGTTGCCAGCGCATCGCTCATGGTGATCGCGCCGGCGTCGTAGGACTTCATCAAGCTCTTCATCGCCGCGTCTTGGCGCAGTTGCTCCAGCGTCGTTTGTCCCGTCGCTAGTTTCCACGCCGTCTGGAGCTGCTCTACCTTCGACATGGCGTCAGTCGAGATGCCAATGCCGCCGTTGATGGCGTCTGTGCGCTTCTTTAGTTCGTCCTGAGCCTCGGCCAGCGCATCAATCTCTTTCGCCGCACCCCCGGCCGCATGTCCCACAGCGCGCATAGCATCGGCCTGGGCAATAGTGATGCGTTGACTTTCCAGCGCGATTTGCGCGTATTGGTCCTGCTCTTCGTTGTAGTCGTCGAGGCGACCCGTGGCGACCTGCGTGCCCTGCGCGATTTTGCGCATGGCCAGTTCATTGCCGGTAGCCGCGGCTTTCCATACGCCCATGGTTGAAATCTGGCCACGCAAGCCGACTTCGTATTGCACAGACGCTCTGGCCGCGTCAAATTGCTGCTGCGCGATCTTGCCGTAGATAGTGCTTACACCGACGATGATTTGCTTCGCGCCACCCAACATTGCAACGGCGGACGCTAGTTGCCCAGCCGCTGTGACTGCGGCCGCGCCCATGGACAACAGGGGCCCTGCCGATGTGGCAGCTTCGGCCTTGACCTCCGCGATCCCCATGCCGAGTGAAAGGGCCGCGTCGTTTAAGTTGCGAAGCGGGCGCTCACCACTAGTGGCGGCGTCGATCATTTTGTTGAGACCCGCAAATGCATCTGCAAGAACGGGCAGAGTCTGACTGCCAACGCGCGTGTTGAAGCCATCGACCGTATCATTCAGTTGCTGTTGCGCCGCCTGAGCGCGCTGCGCGGTCGCGACCATGCTTTCGTCAATGGCTTGACCAGTGTCGCGCATGTGCTGCATCAGCTTCTGGACGCCTTCAGAGCCTTGGTTCAGGATAGGGACAAGCGATTCGCCCGCGCGGCCGAATGCCTCTATCGCAAGCTTGCTCTTTTCGGCACCATCGGGCATCGTCTGGAAGCGATCTGCGACCTTGTTTAGCGCGGCCTCGAACCCCGCCGTTGTGCCCTCGGTAGCCTGTAGCTTCTGGACGAAGAAATTGAGACCGCTTTCAACCGCATTGAGCGATACATCGAGTTTCTCGGCGCTCTGGCGAATCGCGCCGAGAAACTCATACGAGCCAGCGTTCCCGATTTTTTGTCTGAACGCCGCCAACTCCAGTGCAGATTGCTGGGTGGCCAGTGTGACGTCGGCGACATATTTAGCGACGGCCGCAAATGCCAGACCCACTGCCGCTCCGGCCGCAGCGCCAACGACGCCAACGCTGTTCAGGCTGCCGGCCAGCGCCTGAGCGGCATCGACGTCGCCGGACAGCGCTTGTTTCAACTGGCCTTGGATCTTGCCGAAGGAGATCTCTTCAGCCTCTTTCTTGACGCTCTTGACGCTGCTCTTAATCTTCTCGGTGCCGTCGACAACGTCCTTCGTGCCAGTAATTTTGGCATTAACCATCACACCGACGGTAGTTTGTTTGATTCCCATCAGTCTTCAGCCACCGGCTACCAAATCCCACTAGCAGGGATCTTCACCTTGCGCTCGACAAACGGTGCCAGGCTTGAATACTCGTCACGTGTTCGCCTCCGCTGATCCGCCGAACCCGGCTTGTCGGCCATTGCAACCAACAACACTGCAAGATCAAAGTCATATGCCGCGTGCCGGTTTTTAAGGCCAACAATGGAGCTTGGACGTGCGCCGTATGTCGCTGCAACCATATGTAACGCTACGACTTCGGCTCTGTTTCTAAAAAACGCAACAACGTCCCCGGCGCAGATTGCAGCCAGAGATATGCCGCGAGCAGGTCGTCGTCCGAAATCTCTTGGATGTTGACGCGCGTATCGTCGTCTTCGGGGACTTGCTCGCTGACGATTTTCGGTTCCAAAACGGCAACTTTTAATACGGCCTGCATCACCGGCTTGTACTTCGTCATCGACTCCACGACGTTGACCGACTTGGCAATCAGCTCCTCAGCCTGCGCAGTCAGTGGCGTCGGGATTGATCCAGCCGCGACCATGGCGAAAAGGGATACGCGCCGGATACGCAGCCTGAGCCCATCCGGCGTTACCCACCACTCGCCATCGCGCAGTTTCTTTCGGTATTCACTGGGGGTTTTTGGCATGGCTTAGGTCGTCGGCAGGTTGCCCGCGGTTTCGTTCTGAACGATCTCGGCAAACTGATAGTTATTGGCCTCATCGCCAAGCGCCACGCCCTTGCACTTGGTGATCAGGAACTTGCCATCCTGAAACTGACCGTTGAGGCCATCACCCATCAACTTGCAATGTGTCAGCTTCACATGGATGTCGTCGCCGTTGGGTCCAAGCGCTTTGCCATAGACCTTGAAATATGGGAAGGCATCGCCGGCTCTCAGCGTGAGCGTGGTCGTTTCGTTTGCCCCGGAGCCGCCGGCCACAACGGCGCGGCCGGTCATCAGCGCATAGGCCTCCAGGCTGATGCCGCCGTTCTCCAGTTCCCATTCGGCTTGATCAGCAAACGACGCTGCCGCCAGCGTTCGGTCATTACCGCGCAGCGTGTCGCTGATCATCTTCTCGCCAAAACTGAACGTCATTGCCGCCGGGAGGTCGACCGTGACCGTGCCCGCTGCGTTTACCAATTTCACTTGTCGCAAGCCAAAAGGCTTATCACCAAATCCTGCCATGTCGTTTCTCCTAGTCAGCCCTGTGCCTCTGTGATCTGCACAGTGAACACATTGCCTAGAAAGCGCGTCACCGCGCCTGTATTGCTATCTGCCCCGTTGAGCACAACTGTCTGCACCGTGTCGGCGACAACGATGCAGCGCGCCACACGATCATCGAGCGTCGGGTTGTTCCAGATCAGGTCATAGAACACTCCGACGAACTCTTTCGTGCGCATATCGGCTAGCGACGTTTCTTGCGCCAGTGCCTGGCACGCAATCGCGTTAACCGTGTAGATGCGCGTCGTCATCTCAAATTCGTCGAGCGGCTCGTTGGGGCCGCCGACGTAATCGAAGAACATGAACGGCGCACTGTCGCTGAACATCAGCGGCACGTTGTCGTAGACCTCATTCAGATATGGTTCGGCGCGCACCGTCGGCGGCGCTGTGTAGTCACGGCCACCGCTGAGCACCTGCACCATGTCGAACGCACCGCCATCGAGTCTGGCCACCGCGTCTGCCATTTCGCCCGTGCCGCTGAAGGTCAGCTTGCTATAGCTGCCATACCCACTGCCAGGTGCACTCACACTTAGCCCGGCGACCGCGCCGCCTGCCACAGTTGCAGCGAACGCCGCGCCCGATCCAATGGCCGCAAGCCCGGCGCGCACAGTGGCGGCGAGTGCATACACAGCTGGCCGGACGTCGTAACGCTGAACCTTCTTCATGGACGACGCCTCACAAACCGCTCAAGCATTTGCACAATGTCGCCCGGCGTCGCGCTCGGCACATTCACCTGCCCCACGTCGGGGAAGGCGGTGATATCGAACGGCGCGCCGCGCTTCATGTACATGAACGCTGCCCAGCGGCAGGCAGCCTGCCGGATCAAGTTCATGCGCCGGTCGTCACTCGCGAATCCGCCTTGATAACTGATCTTGGCGTAGATCGGCCGGCTGCGATCCAGCGGCACCGTGGTGCCAATGAAGTGCACCATGTAGCTGTCGATCAGCATGGCCGCCGTATTCAACGCTGTCCACGTCCTGAAGTCTTGCGACACGCACGCAGCGCTCACGCTTTGACAATGGCCCTTCGACACGCTGATGATCAGGACGCCGTCATGGTTGAGCAGCACCTGATCGCCACGCCGCACTTCGTCGACCTTTGTTTCATCAAAGAAGCTATGCCGGCAGTGCTCGTCGATGGCCGCGCACGCACGAGGGATGCGCTCGGAGATCGCGTTATCGTCGACCCCGGACGTGCCCTGCTTGATCAGTTCGGTGCGAACCTCTTCAGTCGTGCAGTAGTCAGCCATAGTTGTCTGGTTGCCTCGATGCGCTAGATGCTGGGCGACTAGCGATTAGCTCTTCTTCTTACCCTTGCCGGCCTTATCCACCTTGGGTTCGTCGTGCGCCTGTTCCACGGGTTCGACAGCTACCGGCTCCCCCGGCGTCACCAGCGTGATGAGGCCTCCGGCGACGCAGTCAGCGAACAACACAACTTTGTCATCGGGGATCTCGACAACACCATCGACCGCGAAGAACTCATCAGGGCCGTGGCTCACGCTGTTGCATTCGGTTGCAAAAGATGCCATTTACATACCTTCGCCGTGTGCTTGCTGCGAGTCGCAACAAGCGCACGGCCAATCACTAGCCAGTTCGGTCTAGCTGCTTAAGGCTCAGATGCCGTCGGCGATGTTGGTGACGATGCCAATCGCGCTCGGGAAGTAATGCGCCAGCACGCCGTCGAAATACACACCCGACTCGTATTGGCGCTTCACGATTGGCCAATCGATCTGGTAGTAGTCTTGGCGAAGGTGCATCTCCATCACGTTTGGCACGTTGCTGATGGGGTAAGGCAGCGTGTCGGCATGCGCGAGGATCGTGCCCGGGGCCGCATCGGGATGCAGCGCGATCTGAATCAGTTGCCCGCCGCTCATCGAGTAGCGGTTCAGGTAACTGCCGACCACCGAGCCCGCCACCACACCGTTAACGCCGTTCGCGAAGTCGCCCGACATGCGCACGATGGGGCTGCCACCGTTCTTGATCACCAAGCTGGTGATGTTCTTGACCTCTTGCGAGGACACATACAGGACATTCGGCGAGAGCCGATAGTTATCCCACATGCTCTTCAGGAGCGTCTCGATTTGGTCGACCGCGCCGTCGCTGTTGCTGGCGGACAACTTCGTGCCGGTGCCAGCTGTGCCTGTGGCCAGCTTCTGGACTGTGCCGCCCGCAAAGCCAAGGTTCAACACGCCATCGAACTCATAGGCGTTCTTCGAGCGATCCGAGGTGAACAGGGTGCTGAGCGCCTGGCCCGTGCCCGCGAGCGCCGTCAACTTCACGCTGTTGATCGTGGTGATGGCTTCCAGCTTCTCGTTGCCGCTCGTGCCGACATACCACGCATATGCCACCGCGCCGGTGACTGCCGCCACCGAGGCGCTGATCGTGCTGAGGTTGCCGCCCGAGGTGGTCGTTGTTCCGGCTGTCGATTTGATGGCCGTGCCGGGGTTGTAGGTGTAGGTGCTGCCGTCGGGCATGGTCACCGTCTGCACACCGGGCAGGCCGTCCGTCAGGTTCGAAGCGAGCCAACCTGCATGGGTCAGCGCGACGCACACGACGTTGTAGGCCGCGTCGGCAATGGCGCCGCCGGTGGCCGCATTGGCCACAGTCGGCGTGGGCGTGGTGCCCAAGGCAACGGCGTCGCCGTTGCCACCAAAGATGATCCGCTCTTCCTGGATCATGTTGGCCCACAGCAAGCGCTGCGCTGTGGTGGCGCGGATGTCTTCGAAGTTGACGGCCGCATTCACAGCCTCAAACGTCACCGAGTCTTCCAGACCGATGGTCTTGTAGCTCGCGAGCTTGTCGGCCGTGGTTGTGCTGACCGTGCCGTTGCGCTTGCCCTCGGGCACCGCACCGCGCAAACGGCCACTGTTGATCGCCGTGACGACCTTCCAGTTGGTGGCGTTGCCGCCGGCGCCCTTCACGCGCGGGATCTTGTTGCGCATCGGTGTGATCACCGGGAACAAGTTCTTAGCAGGGGCTTGCAGGTCGAACCACACCAAGCCAGTGGCTTGGGTGATGGCCTTGTTCAGAATGCGCGGATCGCCTGGGAGCGGCGCGCCGGCAGACTTGCGGAACATGTCGATGGTGTCTTGGCTGAGTTCATTCAACCCAGCGAGTAGATTTTTCATGGTTGCTTTCTCCGTCTAACAGTTGGCGATCAAACGAGATGACACGCAACGCGAGGGTCAACCGATTCGGCGACCGCCAGAGGCGTGCACGTTGCGGATGTCCAGCTGAGCGCGCTGGGCCATCAGGGCTTGGCGCACCGTCGGGTCTTTCTCGTTCTTGATCAGGTCATCGAGCGCGGCTGCCCGCGCGTCGTCTCCACCTTGCGCGCCTGGGTTGATCTCGCGCAACACTGGGCCAGACACGGGCCGCGCCTCCACCTTCACGAGTCGATCGTTGAGCTTTCCAAGTTCGGTCGTCATCGTCTCGAATCGTTTGGCAAGGTCGCCTTGCGTGCCGTTCAGTTTTGCGAGCGGTTCAGCACCGGCTGCCAAAATGGTCTTCACGGTGGCGATCAGCTCGGTGGAGAATTTCTCCAGCTTGGCTTCGACCGCCGCGTCAATGGCTTTGTTCATCTCTTCCTCCGTCTCGTCGGTCGCGACTTCATCAGCCGCCTCTTCGGTCTTGGCCGCCTCATCACTTATGGCTGCTTTAGTTGTGGTGCCACCCGTGGTGTCATCGGCCGCGGACTCTGCATTAACGGCAGCGTCGCCGGCGGCCTGTTCGGTCTCGGCTTCGACCTTCTCTTCAAGCACTTCATCAGCTTTAAGGTCGGCAGCAGCGGCTTGTGTGGCCGCGCCCTGCTTGGCGACTTGATCGTTGAGCGCAGACGTGAGGAGTTGGGCTGCGGTTTGCAGCTTGGATGCGGTGGCCGGGTCGCTGACCGTCATGCTGGCCGACAGGCCTGCAACGAACGCGAGCGCACTTGAAATGTCGCCAACGGCTTGACCCGCCGACCAAGCAATCCACGACGCCTCGTCGGCATCCTTCTTCAAGTCTCCGTTGCCGGCTGCCTTGGTGGCTTCAGCGCACGCAGCACCAAGGCTGCACGCACTGTCGTGAATGGATTGGAGGAGATGCATATCCCCCGCGCTATGGCGTGCACCAGCCTTGGCTAGCTCGCCGAGGTCCCCGGCGACTTTGGCAAGCGTCTCATCGGCAGGTTCGCCGACGAACTTCACCAGCTCAGTCGCGCCGCCCGACTTCACCATCATGAACGTCGCGCCGTGCATACACGGGTTATCGACGATGCTGATCTCTTCGGGCACGGCTTCGTAGCGCAACAGGCGGCCGTCGCGTTGGCGCTTCTCGCCATATTTGCCGCCGACGCTGAAGCCGGTGTAGACACCTTCCTGCACCTTGCGCCACTCGTTGTCGTCGACGATCTTGGTGCCAATGAGGATCGTCTTCGTCACATCATCGAGTTGCATATCGATGATCTTGCCAGCCGCAATGGGCTGATGCATGGCGCGCACGTTGCCGAGTGACTTGCCGCCGCTGGCGGCCTGGATCGCCTGAGACCACTTCTCGAAGTTCGGCTTGGACCATCCATAGTCCATCACCTCGTCGGACTTATCCGGCGCTTCCTCTGCCGCTACGCCCCACACCTCGCGTCGCTCGGCGTCGACCTTCGTAATCGGTATAAAACGATTCATACTTGCCTCTTCCGCGAGAGCGCGGAAAAACGAAACGCGGTGCCAAAGACGAACGACGCACAAATCGCTTTGTGCGCAGCTCGGTTCTTTTGGCACCGCGTTTCAGCTTGCTGATCGGCCTTCCTCGATGGGCGGCCTAAGTATCAAAACTGAGTGCGGCCGGTAGACCCCGGCGTTTGCTGGGAAGAGTATATAGCACAGGTGTGCTAAGCGTCAATGCGACCTAGAAACCTCCCTGCTCTATCCGCCTCGTAATTGCCCTTTGAATCTCCGTCTCAACCACGTCGATGCGCTTGATGACTTGCTCAGGCAACTGCCACCAACGCCCCTTGTGCATCCACGCCTGCATGGTTTCATCGCCAATCACGAACGGGCCATATGGCACAGCGGTGCCAATTTCGCTCTCGGCGCCATCCGCCGTCGAGCGCGTGTCTACTGTGATTGACCGGCCAAGCAGACCTGTGCGGCGATAGGTCGACTTCTCCGGCTTCGGCGGATAGGGCGGCAAGCCGCCGTGGATCTCATACATGCCGCGCTGCAGGCCATAGAAGATCACCGTGCGCAGTTCCGAGAACGACACCGCCTCGGCCAGCTCGTCGAAGCGGTCGATGTTGGTGACGTCAACGTTGAATTCAACCGAAAGGTTGTCTGCCATGATCAACCTCGCTGCGACACAGATGGGCTGATACCAGTGTCAGCGTCCCAATCATCAGGCTTGTTCACAACTGGCTGTCGATAGCACCTGCAGCGCGGGTGGGCACTCGGTTGCTTTATCTCCTCTTTAGTCTCGGGGTGAATGAATGGCTGACCCAGCGGCCGTATTTGTCCAGCCAGCGGCCCGCACACTTCACACACGAACTCGTCTTGGGCCGTGAACCATTGGCGGCCCCAGATCCCTGCCGCCGTCCACGCCACCTCGTTGCCAGCACTGAATGCATTGGTGCTCTCCGTTGCAGCGATGACCTCAGCCCGCCGTCTGTCATCAATCACGGCCGTGATGCGCTTGACCAGGTCGGGCATCGTCTCGCCTTTCTTGATAGAGTCAGCGAGCGCCTTGCGGATCCGGTCTCGCGTGACGTCAGTGATGCCGCGGATCAGTTCGCCGGCGTGGCTACGCGCCCAAGCACGTGCTTCGTCGTTCACCAAATCCCACGACACGCTGGCCGCGATCTTCGGCGGCACGCTGAACATGCCGTCGCCGTCATCCGGGTTGCGCACCTCACTCACACCGAGCCGCGCCATGCGCGCCAGCCACTTGAACAAGCCCGGCAAGAGCGTAGCGATGAACACCGCCCAAAACGGCGCATCGGCGGCAAGCAACTCTTTCACTATTGCTTCGCCGTCGTCGTCCTTGATCGCAGGCAACTCGCCAGCAAGCGCTGCTAGCACCTGCGTCAGCCATTCCTGCATGCGTGCTTCAAGGGTATTGCGGCCACCCGTCGGGTGTCCAGCCTCGTCGGCCTTCCCCAACAGATGGCCCACCGCTTTTGGGTTGTAGGCCTCGCGCGCAGTCTTAAAGATGATCGCCACGTCAAGTGGCGTCTTGGCAATGGCAAGCTGCCCGCGCACTCGCTTCTCCAGATCGGGGGAGATCAGCGCCTTCACGGCGATTGGTGGCTCGCAGTCGAGCGAACGCTTCTGCTTCATCCTGAACCTGACCTTGCCGTGCCAATTGATGAGCGCGCCCTTGATCATCTCGCTCGGATCCTCAGCGTCGCCCTCGTCATCCCGATTGCTGGCTGTCGACTTCTCGTCGCCCGCCGCTGGGTCCGACAGCGCTACTGCAGTAGCCGGCGCTGCTTGCACCGCTTCAGCCGGCTTGGCATTCTTGACCGGCGCGAGGATCGCTTCGATCTTCTCCGGCGCAATCGTCGGGAACGCCACCTCGATCAGATTGCGCGCCGACTCATACGGTAGCTCACCCGCAGCCACGGCCGTGACCAACCCCGAAAGCGACGTGATCTGTGCACCATTCAGCGCCGTCGCTTGAATCGTGCTCGCCTCCTCGGCTAGCGCCTTGGCTGGCTCGTTGCCGTCACCTGCACCGGCAGCCGCTTCGGTCTTCGGCGCATCAGACTTGGCCACAGGTGCCGGTTGCTCTGCGGCAGCTGGCGCGGCCTGTGCATTCTGTGCGCCGTCTGCGCCGTCTGCGTTGGCTACGGGTTTCACTGCGAACAGTTCGTCGGCAAATACAGGCACCCCGTTGATCAACATGAACGGCTTGACGTTCGGGATAGGGGGCTGGCCACGCTTCTCGCGCCAGACGTTCATATCGATGATGCCGTTGCGCAGTTCGATCTCGCTAAGTTGAGCCTCTTTGACCTGATCCTCTTGCGGCCCGATGTTCATGAACTTGAACGCAAGCGGCGCTTTGGTCTGCATGCGCACGATCGAGGTGATCAGGCTCTCGACATACTGCACCATCGGCCCAAAGCCCAGCCGGTATTGCGTGTTCTCCGCTCCTTCCATGAAGCCTTTGCCGCCGAGGCCGCTGCCGCTCACGATGCCGAGTTCAGCCGGCGTGAAGCCGAAGCACCAACACGCGAGCTTCAGCATCCACTCATCAAAGACAGTCGTCTCAGCCGGGCGGCGAAACTCATACACGGGCAGGTTTGTGCCGTTCGAAGGGAGGAACTTCAGCCGCCGCAGCTTGGCCGTATCGCCAACCAGCAGCGCGTCGAAGTATTCCTGGAACGTGGAGATCTGCTCAGTCGTCCAGTCTGCCGGCAGACCGAGGATCGCCTCGGGCACGTTGGTCTGATCCCAATACTGGGCGTCGCTAAACTTCTTCCGCAGCGCCTGGTTGATGCGGATGATCATGAACTCAATCGGCGACGTGCCGTAAGGGCTGGTGATGTTGGCGTTGAACGGCTTGTAGACCAGCCGCTCGTTGGTGAACCATTGCCACACCTGGCCCTTAATCATCTGCACGTAAGCGGGCAGCGGCGCCGTGGGCGTCTTGCCACGTGCATCGAGCAGCGGCCGAATGAGCGCGCCGTCGATCTGGTCAACCGACGTGAGCGCATCGCCTTCCATGTGCAACCATAGCGACGGCGCATCGATGACGAGCATGTCATCGAGCACGCTGTTGAGCCAGCTATCAAAGTCCCGCTGGCCGTCGGGCTTCTCCCAGAACTCGCGCAGCGCGTCCTTGTCTTTGTCATAGTTGGTCTTATCGCCCTTCTTGCGAGGCACGAAGTCCCATTCCAGCGCGCGGATCTCACGCTTGATCGACTCGACGACGATCCGCACTTCCTCGCACAGACTGGCAAACGAGCGCAACTGCGCGAATGGCAAGAGACCATACCCGCCGCGCGGTGTCATATACAGGTTGATGCCCGGAGGGAAATCGAACACGCGCGGCTGCTCGTCGAGCGGGCGCACTGGGTTCGTGGGTGCGCCCGGGCCAAACTGCGCTGACTGCCACGACTGCGCGTATGCGGCCGCACCAGCCCCTCCCCCACCGGCCCCGGTCATGTCCATTGCAACGTCTTCAGGCATTGTTCACCTCGCTTGCTTCGTTGGTGTCGGCTTGGGGTTGCCGGCTCTTCTCCAGCTGTTCCTCTGCAAATTGCGTCCAGCCTGGCGTGTTGGTCACCATGGCAAAGCAACCGCTCACGGTGTCGACGCGGTCGTCATGCTCGCCGAAGGGGAAACTCGCCATCTCGTCGATCCAGGCATCAATCCAAACGTCATCGTTGGGGCTTTCGCGCACGAACACCAACTGGCCACCCTCGGCCCGATCTGCGACGGGCGTCGCGCGCACAGCTTTATCGGTGTCGACATGCACCGGCGTGAGCGAGATACTGACCAGCTCCTTATCACGCCGCAGGTCCTGCACCACGCCCGCACCGTGGAGTGCGCTTTCGACGCCGTGCCGCACTTTGCGCTCGGCGAGCATGGTCTCCTTGATTTTCTTGCGGATGTCTGGTGTTTCCATCCGGCCGAACCAGCCAGCGCGCAGGTAAATGGTGCCGTCCCTATCCATGGCCGCGCTGACACTGGCTGTGTAGTCGGCGGTCTGCTTGAGGCTGTAGGCCAGGTCGTAATACCGAACCCACCGCAGGCCTGACGGCGCTGCGTCAACACGCTTTTGCAGCCATGCTCGCTTGAACTTGCTGCCCTCTGCTGGCCGCGGCCGCTGCTGATACTTCGCCTGGAATTGCCGGGGGCTGACGCGCTGAATGCCGTTCAGCACGTCGGCATTGAACCGCTCCGGCCACAGCGGTTCACCGATCCTGCGGCCAAGCGGATCTGGTTCGCCTACCGACGACTGGAAGACCTCGCGCGCCATCTGGTCGCGCTCGGCCTGTGTCTCAGTCAATGCGGGCAGTGATAGCACCGTCCACTTGTCGGCCTTGGCCTGATCGCGTAACAAGCGGCCGGCGAGATCATCCTCATGCCAGCGCTGCATCATGAGGATCACTGCACCTTGAGGTTCAAGACGTGGATAGATGGTGTCGGTGTACCACTTGTAAGTGTTCTCGCGGTCAATAGCCGACTCGGCTTGCTGATAGTTGCCGATGGGATCGTCGATGATCAATATCTTCGCGCCCTGCCCCGTCGGCGCGCCGCCTACGCCAGCCGTCAACATCGCCGGGCGCGTGTAGCCGGCCAGCGTCCACTTCTGAATGGTGGCGCTGTCGTCGGACAACTGCACGTCCGGGAAGATTTCGATGTATCGCTCGGTGTTGATCATGTTTCTCACGTTGCGGCTGAAGGTGTTTGCCAGGTCGACGTTGCGGCTAGTGATGATGAATTGCTCGGTTGGGTCCACGCCCAGCGCCCACGCTGGGAAGAGTTCGCTGGCGAGCTTCGACTTGCCATGCCGCGGTGGCGCAAAGATCATCAAGCGGCGAATGCGCCGCGCTCGCACATCCTCAAGATGCCTGGCGATCAGCTTCAGATGCGGCGCGGGGATGAATGTGGCGTCGATGTGTTGCGCAAACCACATCAACCGCCGCTTAGCCAATACCCGCTTCGCTTCATCACTCTCCGCCTTCCTCCTCCTCGCTATCTCCGTTCTCGCTTCCTCCGGTGTCGGCACTCTGCGCGTCTGAGTCACCCGCGCGGTCGCCGGCGACGACGTCGGGATAGGCCCCACCAGCGATGGCTTCAAGCTCTTCGTCGGTGAGGTCGTCGAGGGCGCTTGACCCATCGCCGCCGTCTCGTTGGATGCTGACGGTTTGCCGCGGCTTGCCGATGAGGTAGTCGGCAATGAAGCGCCGGCCTTTCTCGCGGGCTTGGTAGTCGCCTTCGTCGGTGGCGTCTTTGAGCGCGACTTCGCAGATGCGCCGCCACTCGTCTTGCGTGACGACTTCGGCAAGGGTTTTGAGCCGCGCGGTTTCACGGGCTTTCGGCGGCCGCCCGTTCGGGTTGCCGGTTTGGCCCTTTTGCCACCGGCCTTTTTGGTTGCGTTCGTTGCGCTCTTCGACTTGCTCACTCACTTCAAACCTCACCTGTTAACAGGCAAAACAGGTCGCCCATCACACCGCCGCCTCAGTTACGTTAAACACGCGCTGATCGGTTGACTTCCCGGTGCCGGTGGCGATGAAGCGGAATGTCCATCGGCCGGGCGTGTCGACGTCGATGTCGGCGTGGTATCTGCCCGTGCTGTCCCGTAGCAGCGCTGCGTCGACGCCATACACGTATTCGATGACCGAACCGGTCGGTGGCTTGATGCGCAGCTTGACGGCGCTCGGGTCTTGGGCCGCGCCGGCGTCGTCGGTGAACTCGTTGGTTACCTTCACCCGTGACCCTTGCAAATAGGTATTGACGTCTGCCATGTTTCACTCCAGTTCTTCATCGCTTGCACGGGCGCGATATGCGAGCACATCGGCGGCGGTAGCTACGTAGCGTGCAGCGTCAGACGCGCGAGCATGAGATACGAGACGATCGTCGGCCTGTGCATGCAGCAGCCGAGCGGTTGATCCAGCTGCCGCCTGCTCGCTTAAGGCCATGCTGTCCGCGACGGCCAGCAGCACCAGGATGCTGACTGCTTCAGTGAGCGTCGCGCTATCGCTCACCGAGACGACGAGCAGAGCAGCGTCGATGCCGCCGACATCGGTCAGCGTTCCTGCGTCGTTGACAGTCAGCGTGACATCGATGGCCACCGACTCGGCGAGTGCAGCGGCGTCCGCCAGGGCGACGCTGGCAGCAAGTGCGGCTGCCTCACCCAACGCCCCTTGGTCCACGTGCGCAGTGGCAACGGCAATAACAGCAGACTCGCTCAGCGCGCCACTGTCGTTGCCGGCAACACTCGTCCCTGCAAATACATTAGAGGCATCTGTGACGGTGGCTGAATCGCCTGCCGATAGCGCCACGGCGATCGAGGCAGAATCACTTAGCGTGCCCGAGTCAACGACGCCTACGGCTACGCTGAGTGAGCGGGTTTCGCTCAATGCCGCACTGTCCGACGCCACAAGCACCACGGCAATTGAAACCGACTCGCTCAGTGCAGCGCTGTCAGTCGTTGAGGCAGCCGCTGCAATCGATGTGCTATCCGTGACCGTGACACTGTCGGTGCGCGAGTGTGACACCAGGAGTGCAGCCGTATCGCTCAGGGTTCCGGTGTCTGACGCGGCCAGGGTAGCCGTGATGGCCGGCGTGTTGTCTGTGAGCGTGCCGGTGTCACTGTTGGCCGTGCCGATCAAAACGGCGCTGCTGTCTGTCAGGGTCGCGCTGTCAGCCGCGGCTGGCGCGGCTGTGATGGCTGGCGTGCCATCGGTCAGGCTGGCGCTGTCACTTGTTGCTAGGGCAGCCGTGACGGCTGGCGTGTTGTCTGTGAGTGCTGCACTATCCGAGCCCGCCACGCTCACCGTCGAAGACGCCGAGCGTGGCGGCGTCCATACCGACGTTGGGTAAATCATGGGCGGGTGCGGCTGCACCGCTGTGCCCGTCACCGTGGGCGCTGCGCCTTTCAGGTTCGTGTTGTCGCGCAGCAGCGGCAGATACACTCTGAGCGACGTGGGGCGAATCAGATGAGGCGAGACACCCTTGCCAAGCGCGGCTGCTTCCGCCGCGGTCAGGATCACGCCGTCCCAGATCGCAAACTCAGCGAGGTATCCATCCCACGAGCGCGCGCTGTCTAGCTTGCGGTTGCCTACTGACCAATCACAGGCAACCGCGGTGAACGTGCCCACTGGCGCGGTGTTCTCTGTGACAGTGACCGACACGCCATCGACATAGATGACCGGGTCGTTCGCCGTCGACGAGGCGTCGTAGGTGACGAGGATATGGTGCCATGCTCCCGCACTTGGTTCGGTGATGGCCCATTCCGCATCTGAGCCGCTCCAGTCTGGCTCGAAGAAGACATACGTGCCGCCGGCGCTCGCTCTGTCCAGCTGAGCAAAGTCGTCGCCTCCATCCCACATTCGCCGCCCAGCCGCAGCACGCCGGTATGTCCAAATGCCGTAGCTAACCTGCGTGGCGCGCGCGAAGCTCTCGGCCGTCGTGATCTTGTCGGTCGTCCCTGCGCCTACGGTCGAGTTGAATCCTCGCGCCATGATGCTAGGTTTCTTTCACAACGACTTCAAGCAGTTCGGCGTCGCCGGTCATGTCGTCGGTGCCGGTGGTGCCATTGGCGTCGCGGTTGATCTTCAGCCGGAAGGGTTCGCCGGCAACCAATGAGTCCATCTGCGCGCCGGATGTAAATGTGATACTGGTCTTCTTGGCTACGCCTGATGTGCCCGATGCTGTCGTACCTGCTGATTGCGCAGATGCAAACGAGTCCGAGTCATGGTCAGTGCTCAGATCGTCCCGCTCGATGGCAGCCTCCCAGCGGCACGAGCCCGAGGTGGCTGACGTGGCCATCCAGTAGATGTCCACGGTGAGGCCGCCGCCGCCATAGTTGTCAGGCAACACACCGCGGAACACGGCCGCTTCATCGGTCGAGGCGTCAAAGTCGAGCACCACGATCGAGTTGCGGGTATCGAGGGTGGCGTAGTTCGACGCCGGCGGCTCATTTGCGCCGGGCGTGAAGACTGCCAGAACGTTGCCGCTTGCCATCTATATCCGCCTTGCGCTGGCCCGTTAGGCCAGCGTCAATGTCACGGTCATGGCCCAGCTCGCGGCGCTGGTCTTCGTGCCAAGAGACTCGACCTTGCGGTTGAGCATGCGGCCGGTGGCCGCGGTGGGGGAGTTGAACACGCCCCATTCGGCCCAGGCCCAGTTGGCATCGCTGGTGCCAAAGGTGCTTTTGAACTGGGTCGACGCCGCGCCAGACGTGGTCGCGTCGGTGTGCGCTGGGAAGGTCGCGTCCATGGCCTTGCGCAGCTTGTTCGACGCGGCTTGCAGGTCGGTCTGCGTGGCAGCTGCGGCTGTGCTGGAGTCACCGGCACCGATGGCCGCGTTGCCGTTGTTGAAGAACGTCAAGGCCTGGCCAGCGGTGCCGGTGCCATTGCCGATGAGGCACTGCCACAAACACGATGCGCCGCCATACATCAACAAATTTCCCTCGCGCTCAATCGTCTCGTAGGGCGTGACGCCGGCGGCGAGGATGTCGGCCTCTTGGGCCGTTTCAGGGTTGAGGCCCGCCGCGGCAATGTCGTGCGCGTGGAACTTGCGCAGCATCCATTTTGCCTTCCAGGTCACCGGGTCGTGCAGGCCCAGTGCGGCCGCGAGCTGCGCGCCTTCGTTAAATTGCATGTTGTCTGCTTGCATGTCGTGTCTCCTGTTGAACTGAGCTAACGTTGAACTGAGCTAGAAATGAAAGACCTTCGCCGGCGGGTGATATCCAGCTGGGGGTGCATCGCCACTGAGCAGATTGACCGGCTCCAGCGCCCGCTCGGCCACAATCTCGCCGCGATAGGCAGCCTGTAACTCCGGGATATAGGGCGAGAGTCCGTAGCCCCACCAAATGGCACTCGTGCCGATTGCGGTCTCAATTGCATCGAGACGCGCATCGCGCACTGTGCCTGAAAGCTGAATTGCCATGTCTTTACCTCCAGGTCTCTATTTCGCGTAGTAAATAACTCGGGTGAGCGCGGCCGCCAGCGTGTTGCCATACAGCGGACACAGCAGCAGCTGCTCACCATATCGACCGCGGGCCGGGTCAATTGGCCACGGGTCGTTGATCACGATCTGCTCATTGCCGGGCGTGCCAATCACGCCGACGCCAAGCACGAAATGCTGGTCGAATACGCGGTTGCGCGGGAACGGCAGCATGTCGACCTCGATCACCGCTGGCCGGCCGCTCTTCAGATGCGCCAGCACGGCCGTGATTTCGCTAGCGGGGAATGGCACACTGCGATACGTGGCCGTCGAGCGGATGAGCGCCGGCGCGCCTGGCATGAAACGCTTCACGTCGAACGTGGCCAGTGCCCCTTCCCCGGCCACAAAGCCGCCTGGCTTCATGGCGGCGTTCACGGCCGACGGCGTCGCGCCAAACATCATGCCGATGGAAGTGATGAGGCAGCCCCAGCCGCCGATGGTGTAGCGCTTGTCGGTGTTGTTGCCGAGAATCTCGGCCTTCCAGCGGGGGTCGCGCTGGCCGAGCACGTCGAGCGTCTGAATCAGGCACATCAGCCCTTCGCCACCAACTCTCCTTGGCGCATATGGCCATGCCAGCCAGGCCGATCACGGTGCGGATGACGCAGGATCGACGGCTCAAGCGTTGGTGCTTCGCGATTGCCGTCCCACTGCCAGAACGGGCCACCGCTATCGGTCGCGTTGAGATGCAAGCCGTGTGGCGCGCCCTGCTCCGTGCCGTCTGGGATCCAGACATGAAGCAGGGGGATACCTGACACAGTCTCGGCAAAGCACCAATCCCCCGGCCGGCCGGCCTGCAGCCACTCGTCGATATTGGCCAGCATCCGGCCACGGACACTTTGAGTGTTGTATTCGCTCACGCGCCCACCTCCGCTGGCGAATGAATCTCAACGGGCGCAGGCTCATATGCAGCGTTAAAAACAGAATCAATTAGCGCGAAAACCTCGCTGCCGCTTTGAACAATCCACATTCCCGGCTCGACCCACACCGGTTCACTGCGATACTTCACATACGCCAGCGTTTTAGGTGTGTGCTCCCAACCGGCGCGCTTCCAATACCTGACATATAGGTCTGGACGTGTGTCGGCCAAAACTACTTCTCCGCTTCTAACCTTCCAAAATGCAAACGGGAGCACTTCGTCAACCCTGAAAGACGACTCATCGACTGGCATCCAAAACTTGGGCCTGCATGCGTCATCCACCGACGACACGTAGAACAATGCGCCATCTTGACTAAAAACGATCTCAGGATGGCGCACCGTCACATCCGGGTGATCGCCTTCCTTAAACCACTGCACGGCTTCGACAATGACCGGGTTTCGCCGCTGAAACTTCATCCCTTCGCCCTCCCCGTCTTGCGCACGCCAATCCGACGGCTGATCGAACGTGCACCCTGATACACCTGGCGCACAGCTGGCAGATAGCCGTTCATCTCGTAGCCGCCCCAGCGCGGGTCGCCATTGCCACCCAGCTGGAAGATCGCGCCGCCGATGATGGGCGACGCATACTTCACGCCGTTGACGATGAGCGGCTGCTGCTGAAGGTCGATGTATTTGCGCGACCAGTCGAGCACCTGGTCACTGGTCGCCTTGTGCGCCACAAAGCCGCCGACGCCCATCTCGTCGACGCCACATTCGCTGCAGTAAATGGCGCGGATGGCCGGGTTGAATCCGCAGGCGGTGAACAGCCATTCCCAGCGGCGCTCGTACCACTTCCACTCGGCCGGTTTGTCGACGTTCGCCATGTTTGGCGAATACAGATGCATGTCGAAGCCGAGCAACCCGGCGTTGTAGGCCGGCGCGTAAATCTCTTTGATGATCCGCACCGTCTCCGGGTTGGTGAAGTCCGGGCAGCCGACGCTGAAGGTGCCCGCTGCATAGCGTGGCCGATCGGCTTCTGGCTTGTCGGCATTGAGCTGCTGCACACGCTTGGCCACTTCCACATCGAAGCGCGCGCGCTCGACGAGGTCAGCGCCGCGGTCGCTCAGCTGGTCGTTCTCGTTGAGGCCGTGATACACCAGGCGCCGATGGCGCGCGCCCTCCATGAGGTTGATCATCTGGTCGACAGTGATGCCGCCTCGATGCTCGATGTAGCGCCGGGCCATGATCGTCTTGTCGGGGTTATTCACCGCCAGCCCCTCTGCCCCGCCGTAGTCGTTCATGACGAGGAAGTAAGGGCAGCCGCGCGCGGCTTCGGCCTGGGCCAGATGCGTGTTTTGCATCACGTTCAGGCCAAGTCGAAACGACGCGGCCGGCGTTGGCGTTGGCGGCGGCGGTGTGGTTGGCGTGATGTCGGCGCAATACCGCGCCATGGCATATACGGTCAGCGGGCTGCGCGCCGTGCGCACGCCGCCGACGGTGCGCTCGACTGCGAGCTGCAGCCAGTCGGGCTTGCCCTTCACCGGCGCCGCGTCGAACTCAGTGCCGAACAAGAGCGTGTCCTCGCGGTTGGACAGGTCGGCGAGTGCCTCGGGTGTGCGCCGGAGGTTCACGCCGTCAATTGGAGAAACTTTGTATCGTGCCATCGTCTAGTCCCACGTCTAATCCCACGTCTAGTCCCACTTCGCATCCGGCCGGTGGTGGACCACCTTGACCGTCATGTCGTAGAGTTTGTTGTTGCGCTCTGCCCACTCGACGAGGTTGGCCGCGTAGGGCATGACCGTCTCGCCGGGGATCTCATCCATTGCGGCTCCCAATTCGCTGGCCAGCACTCTGAGAGCATCGATGTCGAATAGTTCGACCAGATTGCGCAGCAGGCGCGCCGGCGCCGCTTGTCTCCGGCGTGCCCTTATTCGTTTGGGTCCGGGTTACCCACCCGCGCGTTGATCACCTCGACGCGGGTCACTAACTTCTGAAGCAACTCGATCTGCTTTTCCTGAGGCTTGGTCATCGTGGCAATCGTTTGCGCCAGGTCCCTGACGGCCGACTTCACGAAATACCCAAAGCCCGCAACGACGATGATGAGCACGAAGTTGATCAGAATGGAGATGGTGCTTAAGGTGCTTGCGTCCACGCTATATCTGCCCTTTCGCGTGTGTGTCGACGCTAAAGGCTGCTAGGTGTCAGCCCAGCAGCTTCCCGATGCCCTTCGGTCCGTTGGTAAAACCACGTTCACGGTCTTTGCGGTCGGAGAAATACCGCGCCGCCGCGAACCAACCCTTCGATACGCGATCGCCGAGCACCGCGGCAAACACGACACCGATGAAGTAGTCGCCGATGCCTTTAACGGTGCAGGGCACGAGCGTGATCACGCCGGCGCACCCCAGGCCTACAGCGGCCGCAGCAATCACGAGGATGCCGACGCCGGTGATTGCTTGCTGGCTTTCGGCGCTTTTGGCTTCGAACCATGCGCGCGCCGGCTCGATCAGGATGAACACGAGCGCAAGCAGCGTGCTGAACGCGGCCGTGAGGCCACCGGCGGTGAGTAGGTCAAGAGTCATGCTTCTGCTCCTCGGAAGCCGGCTGCGGCTCTAATATCCGCACCGGATTCACGACAATGGCCTTCACTCGCGTCTCACGTCCAGCTGCCGCCGACAGCAACTCGCACGCTGCGCCAACCGTGCGCTCGATTAGCGCGCGGGCGTCGTCGGCGTCGTTGCCAAACGGATCAGCGCTCGTTTGCTGCACAAGCAGTTGGACAGTGATCGAGTGAAAGACCTTCATATGCGGAGCCGGAAAAGCAAAAGCGGCGGCAACCTCAGACCTGAGTCTTGAGATTGCCGCCGCAATACTGCTGGCCGGCTGTTAACTTGTAAGGGTGATTATATGCCTGCGCGCTCAGTCAATAGCCATGTCATCAAACGTCGCAGGATCGAGTTCAATCAGCATCGTCTGCGAGCGGGCGCGCGGTGCTCGTCGGACCTTGCACCACTCAAACTGCACTTGGATGCCACGACGAGCGAGTCTGCGCATGCCCCCAAGAAGATTGCGCACCAGCTCGCGCTCGATGTCGTTGAGCGGGGTAACGGTGAGGTCGGCGGAGGCCGGTGAAGCCGGTGAGGTCGGCGACGCTTGCGACATGCAGGTTTGTTCGGGCACCGGCACTGGCAGTCCCCACACCACCAGCGCCGGACATCCCCATTCCACGTGAGCACGCCGTGACGAGGAGATAAATCCGACGTGCTGCCTCGATAGTCGTAGCAGAACGGATGTCCTACACACAGGCCTGCATGTCAGGCCGCAGGCTGATTACATTTCTGTGGAAATGCCGAGGCAACAAAAAGCCCGGCAGGTGGCCGGGCTTGCGTTTTGCGTCTGATGACCGCTACTCTAAGCGACCACTTTCCTTCAGGATTGCAAGGTATTCGTCCCTACTGATCGTGCATTCATACATGCGCTTGAATTGCGTTAGGTTCACATGAATTTGGCGTGCCACCAAGGTCATAAGCTGGTCGGATATCTCAACATGCGATCGGGAAAATCGTGTTGTGGCGACGATCTTGTCACCAATCTTCAGGGATACCGCTTCATGCTTAGAACCGGGAACCTCATCAAACCTAAACTTGCCTAGCAGGCATCGACGTATCTCTCGTTTTGGCTTGGGCATGGGTCGACGATGGGAAATGATCTAGCGGTTATTTTCGGGTTTGATGAGAGCGCGCAGTTCAGCAAGCTCGCCCAACAAATGCCTAGACAAGCTGCTCTCTGAAGATTCGAGATACTCAAGCCTATCAACCAGCATGCTAGCTAGATCGCTCAAGGCTTCGATCAACGAATCACCCAAACCGAAGGCGTTCCAATCTTCAGCCATCACGCTGACCTTATCTTCTTCACGCCCGACCTGAATGGGAACCGCCTTTGTGAAGATGTATCCCGGATATTTCAACGCAATGGGGATTACATTCCTCAGATCAACAAGAACATGAGAGTCGACAGCTAATGACAACCAGTCGCGCCCAGAGCTTACATCAGCGGCTTCAAGAGTTAATCGCTCGCTGGGCCCGCTGGACCATCTTCGCACTTGACCGCGACTCAATCGACCACCCTGCTGTCGGGATGGCGGCGGATGCTGTGTATATGCGTTTGGATCGAACTCCCAAGGCAATGTCTGTGTCACTTGTTTTCCCCCTGTTCTCTTAGCTCTTGCTTGCGTTGATAGTTGCCGTAGTTTTCCTCAACGATTGCCAGCAACTGCTCCATAATCTCTGGGGTGAGTGCAACGCGCGAAACAACCTTGACCGGTATCTCTTCTGGCGGCTTTTCAACGGCGTGAGGCAGGCGCATCTCACCGAATACCAAGTAAAACTCAGGTCCGGCATGAGTCACGTAAACCTGATTGGCGTATGTGGTCTTTACATCGTCCGGCTCTTCCCAACGGAGCGGAACCGCAACAGTAACCAGCTGTTCAGCCTGGTTCGACTTGCCTTCGGGCTTTCTCCTGCCGGTGTTATGTGTCATACCCTTGCTCAAAATCTCGATGAATCACCATTGACTGCATAAGCAAGCAAAAACTAGCAACTGCTAGTGCGCCATAGTGAACGATAGTCTTGACAGCTTGTCAAGAGTCAAGTCTGACATTTTGTCACACAACCCTGAGTTTCCACCTAAAAGCCGAGAATCACACACACGTATCAGGTTGTCTGTTATGCAAACACGGCGACCAGTTGGTCGCCCCTCACATATCCCAACTTCTGACCTGAATTATTGGTGCCAAATAATTCAGAAGCCCGAATTATTGGTGCCAAATAAATACCCGCCCCACCGTGGGGAGCCCACCCACGGGGAGCCCACCTACCACGGGAGCGCTTTTGGCGATTTGCGACCCCTCTTTCGGTGGGGGAGTGGGGCGGCATCACCCCACTCTCTTGCGCGTGCGGGCGGGCGCGGGTGTCACCTGCTCTTGGTCACACTCTTACGCTCCGGGAAGATAATCGGTTTCCCTTCCCCATCGAGAAAATATCGGCGCTGGCCAGGCGCAACCGATGGCGTTACCAGCGGCGGCACGAGCGAGGCCAGATAGTTGAGCGCTTCAGTGATGTCGCCGTTTGAGCGGAGTAGCCCGCCCGGCCGCATCTCGATCAACTGCTTGATCACTTCCTGGCGTGGGTTGAAACCCTTGTCCCTTACCTGCCGCGTGATCAAGGTGCCAAGCTGCATGATGCGCGCCTGGTGATCGGTGATCGACTCACCCGACTGCGTGGCGCGCTGGACATACGACGGCGGGTCCAACTCAACCTCGTCGAGGTCGCTGGCTGCGCCGACGCTGGTCACTGACTTTGGCGCGCCGGTCGCGCCGGTGGTCGCCCGCATGACTGCGCGCAAGTCATCGGCTTGCTGGTCGATGACGTCGCGCCGCGGCAAGGGTTGCGGGGCCGAGATGGCCGTATAGCTTTGCGGCTTTGGCCCGTTCAGGACCTTCGTTCGGGCGTCGTAGTAGTCGGCCCGCGCACCAAGCGCCCGTGCGCGCTCCCGGACAACTTCGACCTCTGCGTCGATCCGCTTGTGATCCTTCGAGTGATGCTCGCGGCGCTCGGCGTCGAACACACGCGAGGGATAGATGATGGCAAAGATGATCGAGCCGATGACCGCGGCCGCCGCGCCGTAGTTCCAAATCGGATCACCCGTGATGGCGCCAATGACGATCAGGATGATGGCCAGGCCGATAGACAGGCCCACGGCCAGGAGCGCTACCCAGATCGCCCGGCTGGTCACCGAATCCACATTTGTGGTTGTCGTCGTCATGGCTTCTTACTCCGTCGCCTATTTGGCTGACTCGGCTCACTTGGCTCACTCGGCAGAAAGAACACGCGGCCGCCGAACATCCTGCGCGTGGCGAATAGCACCAGCCCAATCATTCCCGCCCCGACCACCAGCAGCACGACGATCAACACGCCGGTCAGCACAAAGCGTCGCTGCTCGTCGCGGGTGAATAGCGGCGCTGCCGGTGTCGCCGTGAGCACCACGATCTGCGTGATCACTTTCGGTTCTGTTGTCGGAATGGGCGTTGCCGGCGGCAATGGTGTGCTGCTTGGCTCAGGTGTGGCCGTCGGCACCAACGTTGGCGTCGGGATGGGCGTCGACGTCGGCGGCCGATATGCCTGCTGTGTCTCGACGACAGATCGCTGCACTGCCGCCGTGGCCAGACTATCCGCCTGGGCGCGCATGCCGGCTGCCTGGCTGCGCATCTCGCCCGACGTCGGCCCAGACGAACAGGCCGCGAGTGCCGGCAGGATGAGCAGGACGAGCAGGATGACGAACGCCAACACGTTGCGCATTTACTGTTCCACCACTTGCACCTTGCCCTCAAGCAGCAGCTGCTCGGCGCGCCTGATCGAAATACCCGGCTTTAGCGCGCGGATCGCCTGGCACTTGTCGTAGCGGCTCGCGCCCGCGTCAACCACGACAATCACGTGCTCGTGCGCGTGTGTGTGGTGCACATGGGTCGTTGGAGTCGAATGCTGCGCTTCGTCTTGACCGCGGCGGCGACCAATCAGCGCCACAAGCAGCACCGTCGGCACGCCGACCAGCAGGCCGATGAACGTGCCGCCCAGCAACGCAAAGGTCGTCTGATCGACGTAGGGCGCAACGATTGCCGCAAACACGAGGCACACGACCGCCGTCGCAGCACTCGTCAGTTTCACTGTGACTTCCATCACTCACCTCACCTCACATCAACATGCCGGCCAGAGACCCGGCATCACCGGCATCATCACCTTGTGGTTCATTCGCCGCGTTCGCTGCATTCGCCTGCGGCCGGCCGCGCAGCGCACCCATCACCATGCGCTGGCGCTGGCCGCGGGTGGTGTTGCGGAACATAGCGATCAGGTCGCTATCTCGGCCGGGCCGGAGTGTGAGCTTGATCACCACCACCACGGCGCGCACCTCGGCCTGTGGGCGTCCACGCTTGCGCATGTCTAGGCCTTGGTGCCTGCGGCTCGCGAGCTGATCACAGCCAGCTTGTTCAGCCCGCGCGCCACACACATCACCGGCTCATCGCTCGTGACGAGCTTGTCGCCGAAGATGTTGCGCAGTTCGTCTTCCAAAAGAATCGAGCCACCGCCGGCGACTAGCACTGTGTTTAGGTGCCGAATCCCGCGGCCCCACTCGCGGCGGATATAGGTGGTCACCTGCGACGCCCAGTCGTCAAAATGGGCCGTGGTGTCGAGCCGGTTGCGCCGCAAGGTGATATCAAGCTCACCCAGCGTCCGCGACTGGGTCTCGTTGACGCCGGCCAACAGCGCCCGCACGCCGAGCTGCTCACTGCGTGCGCTGTTGGGCACGGCCTGGCCATCGCGCACGACGAGCAGCTCGATGGTGTTGAAGCCAATGGACACGACACCGACGTCACCGCTACGCGCGGCCTTGCGCGCTGGCACAAAACCGCCTTCGCAGTTGGCCACATGATCGACATACACTGCGCGGGCCTGTGATGTGACACTCACTCGGTCGACGGTGAGCATGTGCTTCTCGGGCATGGCATCGATTGCGTCGGGCGCGCTCGCCTCCCAGCGATGCACACCCGCCAGCCACGTCTTGACCGCGTCAATGTTCACCTGCGCCTTATCCCCTTCGGCGATGTCCTGCGACAGGCCGACGGCGAGCGAAATGTTGGACGAGGTGATGAGGCCCTGGCGCTTCAGCGCAGTCAGCGCGCCATACACGAGCGCGCGAATCTCTGGCGTGCCGGTGAAACGCTCCGGGTCGAAGCGTTCGAGTGCGCGGCCGTAATCGTGTGCGCCCTCACCGACCCAATATGCACCCGTCGCATGCTTGATCTTGACTGGCGTCGTGCGCGAGCTGAAGCCAAAGAGGGCCTGGTTTGCGAGGCCGTTTTTGGGATGGGCCACCTGCGAGAGGAATTGGAGGCCATCGCCGCTCGGGCCGGCCGTCCACGCCTTCAGCGCGCCGGCACCCATGTCGATACTGACGATGTTGACGATGTTGCTATTCATATGACACTCCTTTAAGATTGATCCCGGCCGAAGGGAGATTGACACTCGCCCCGAGGCCAACGTGCCGCTGCTGCTACAGCGGCACACTTCTTTTCCGGCGCTACGCCAGCGCCACCGCGTCCTGCAAATCACGGCGCAACGATTGCCTGAGCGCCGATCTGCGCAGCTTTGACGCCTCGCGCTTTGCTCGGCCACGGGGCCGGCCATTGCGCGCACGCGACTTCCAAATGGGCATCTTTCGAACCGAGTAATCGTTCACACTCACGATGTCTCCTCGTCAACGTGGCGTGGAATGTTTGGACGCCACGATTGATCGCGTTCCCAGACTGGTCCTCGATTCGATATCGGACCTGCCCTCGTCCGTAATCGAGCGCCTCGACGACCAGGATCATGCACGCACCTCACTGACCAGCGCGCCACCCAGCGCGCCGTCGAACTTGGCCAGCAGTTCACTCTGCAGCTTCCGTGCCTCTTTGATCGTGAGGCCGTTGAATGCCGCCTCGCGGATCGCCTCACGTAGTTCGGTCAGCACCGCTTCGAGCTGCACCACACGCTTGCTGCTATCGACCGCCACTGCCAGGGTGAAGCCGCGCGCGCTGCCATCAGGTGCGGTCTTGATCAGCCGCTTCTTTTCGAACAGGTGCCGAAGGTCATACGACACCATCGACGTCGAGTAATACCCGACGCCCGCCTGCATCTCGCGAATCGTCGGCGCAATGCCGTGCTCGCCAATGTAGCGTTCGATGAATCGATACAGCTGCTCACGCCGCAAGTTGTAAGGCCCACTCGGCCCATCCGGCTCCGGTGCCGACACCGACGGCGGCGACGGCGGCCTCCGATTCAACGTCACCGTTGGCAACGCCATCACTCTCGTGTTCGTAGTCATTGGAGGTGTCATGTGCTTCCTCGACCATGCCCAGCCGCAGCTCGTGAATGCGCGCCGCTTGCTCGATCCAGTCCACTTGGCGTGGCGTCGAGCAGGTGGGGCAGCGCTTCAGCTTGCCGTCCAGGCCGATGATCCATTCAAATCCGTTGCATACATTGCACATCGCTCACCTCCGTTGGTGGCGACGTGCACGTTAGCTCGTCGCCACCTTCTGCGCCTCGCGCGCCTCTCGCGCAGCCAATCGCTGCTTTGCTTCTGCCTCCGCTTGTTGACGCTGTTCGTCGGTAAAGATCACTTGCCCATGCCGGTATGTCCGGCCATTGCGGCTGCGTCTTTCGGCAGCCCCTGCGGGTTTGTTCGCCCCATCTTTCACCGCGCTCCCGGCACTCCCGGCGCTCGACGGGATGGGGAACAGATGCATCTGCCCGGTCTCGGCGTAGTCTTCAAGAATCGCGGCCCCGACCAGGGCGGCACTCTTGGCCAGTCCAGCCGTCTCTCGCGCCTTCGCATGCTCCAACCCACGCCGCACCTCGACCAAACATTCTTCTGCGCGATCCACTCCAAAGTGACTGATGACCAACGCGCAGATCGCATCGCACACCCGAGTTCGCCGCACGCCGTTGATGTTGAACTCGGCCAGCAGGTTCATGAGCCGTTGCCGAAATTCCGCCAGCGGCTCAAAGTTCACAGAGTTCAGATTTGCAGCATGCATGCATGCTTGCATTTGATTTTCTGTACTAGTACGTACTTCAGAAGCAGACGCGTGAACTTCATGAACTTTGTGAACTTTATGAACTTTCTCGAATGAACTTTCTGAACTTTCTGAACTTTGTGAACTTTGTGAACTTTCTCGATTTGAACTTTCTGAACTTTCTCGACTTGGTTCACTGAGTTCGGTCGGCTCATTCGGCTCATTCGGCTCAACCCATCCATTCGCCGCGGCCGGGGCAACCGGCTCTTGCTGTTCGGCATCGCCTTGCGCTGGGGCAACCAGCTCCGGGGCGCGCATGTGGATTTCGGTCGGGCCGTATTTCTGCCGGCGGCGTGTCAGCCATCCGGCATCTTCCAACTCGTTCAGATACTTCACGACCAGCGGGTAGGCGGTTTGTGTTGGCGCGCATAAGTCCTGGCCACGCGCCACTATTCGCCCGCCAACCGCAAGGGGTCTGAGACGGTTGTAAAACCGCAGTGCTTTCGCACTGACGGCGCTGACTGCGCTCACTGCACTCGTGTCGCTCACTTCCGTGTATTTCCTACACGGTCAGTCTTGACACCATGCGCCGCAATGTCGTAACATTGTTGCGATGGTGTTGCACAACTGCCCGTGCACACTGTCGCTTCCACAGGACGCCTAGACGAGGAGAAACGTTAGGGCGTCTTTTTCTTTTTCCTTACGCCGGCACTTCGGCCTCTTCGAGCGGCAGGTATTCGGCCCGGCTCCCGAACGCCGCTGGCACTTTTGGGGCAGGAACAGCAATCCCTAGGTATTTGGCAACAGCGCGCTGCACCAAACCGCTGCGCGTCAAATTTGGCACCGCGGACAGATATCTATTCACTGCCTCGTCCAACGCCTCGGGCCAGCTCACACCCCTCTGAATTCGTCCGCCCAGCTGGCTGGCCTCGATCACTCCTCGCAACTCCAGCAAGACGTTCGGATCAAGAGGATTTTTTGTCACTTCAGTCTTTGGCATGTATTCGCCTCCTGTTTTCACAAGAGAACTATAGTTGCCTGTATGACATCTTGTCAAGTCTCCGGGAAAAACAAAACACCCCGCCGATATGGCAGGGTGTTGTCTGTTTGTAGAGCAGGGCGGCGTTTAGCCGTCGTTGGAGGGATCGTCCAGGCCGAAGCCAAGCCCTGGTTGCACGGCGTCATCGGCCGTGCGCCGCGTGGGTTGGGCCTGCTTGAACGTGCCAAAGGGAGGCGGCATCCTCACTGGCGTGCCCGCGTTCGTGCCCGCGTTCGTGCGCTCCAGCAATTCCTCAATCGTCAGTATCTGAATGCGCGGGAAGTCTTGGCCCCAGCCCGGTGAACGGTAAATACCCGCTCCGGCCGCCTCAGTTTTCATGTCGCGGGTGGCAGGTTCGAGGGTCACAAGCACGCCCATCGCTGCATTCTCGCGCGTCACCGTGCCTACCAGATCGCGGATGGTGGCACTCGACACATGACCGCTCTTGACCTGCACCAACACGCGCTTGGACTTGGCCGAACTGTCGTCGATGAAATTGATGACGCCGTCGATGCCCTTATCTGCGCCCTTCTTGCCGCTCTTGCTGCCCGCCTCACCACCCAGTGGCTTAGCACGCACGAGTGAAAGCGCCCACCACTGGAACTGGTAGCGATCATCAAGGGCCAACTGGCGCGCTGCACCGACGTCTTCCGGCTCACCCACGATGTTGAAGGCAATGTTTGGGAACATCTGCTGCATACGATATTTCTGCAGGGCAATCGACAGATGGGTGATGTCGATCCCGATCCACCGCCGGCCGAGTTTCTCGGCGGCCGCCACGGCCGTCCCACAGCCGCAGAAGGGGTCGAGCACCACGTCGCCTTTATTGCTGCTGGCTTGAATGATGCGTTCCAATAGCGCAAGTGGCTTTTGGGTGGGGTAGCCGAGACGTTCGGCGTGGGCGCCAGATAAAGCCGGTATATCGTCCCACAGATTATTTACAACTACACCTTTCAAATCTTCAAGGTAATACTTCAAGCAAATTCTGCCATTCGGATTTTTTGGAAAGTAAAGCCTCCCCTCCCGATCAAGTTGTTCCATTTTCTCTCGCACAATACGCCAACCATTGGGGGGTGGTGGATAACCTTTATATGAATATGTCAGATTGGGGCGAGGGTTAGGACTTGCCAAATTATTCACCCTGTAACGGCGCCCACTTTCATCTACGTTCCGAAAGAATTTCTCTATATATGCCTCGTCATACCCAGTTCTTACGACATTGAAAGGCGCCTTATCCGTCTTGATGTAAAAGAGAATGGTGTCTGTGATTGCGGCAAAAGTGTTTTTTGCATCATTGTGGGCACTGTATCTTTTCCACGTAATATCACCGCGAAAATTCTCCGCCCCAAAGATCGTATCTAGCACGATCTTCAAATAGTGGCTCGCCGTCGGGTCGCAGTGCAGATACAAGCTCCCGGTGGACTTGAGCACACGATGCAGCTCCACCAGCCGGATGGCCATCATGACCAGATACGCCATCATCTGGTTTGTGCCGATGACACCGCGTAACGCGCTGATCATCGCGCCGACGTCTCCGCCAATGTCCGTCACCAGCTCGCGGTAGCGGGTCTCGGTCTCATCATTCCAGTGCCAGGTATCGTCGAAGGCCTCGATCTGCGCCTGTGACTCCTTGCCGCGTTCGTCCTTGAATAGGACGTTATAGGAGCGGTTGGAGTTGAAAGGCGGGTCGAGGTAGATCAGGTCTACCGACTCTGTGGCGACATAGTCACGCAGAATATTGAGGTTGTCGCCGTAATACAGCGTATTGGCCGGTGTGGTCACGGGGTGAATCCTAGTCTAGTCAGCGCCGTCGCTCGCTGTCTATGGCAAGAGGGTATCGGCAAGCGGCATGAGTAGTTACTCGTGAAGAAACACCCACAGCCTGCCGCGCTCATCCGCTACCCACGCGCCGGCCTTCTGGCCGCGTTCAATTTGGATGACGTCAACGACTAGTGGCAGCACGCCCAGACGTTCGGCTTTTCTTGTGAGAGCCGCCAGCCGCTTTTTCAGCATGGCTCCGCGCGGACTGGTGCGCAATATGTCTGAGTAGTGTGGTAACCAGTCCAACGGCGCGGTCGCGTTCTTCTTGATCTTCGATGCCTTCGAGAAGTTGAACAAAGAGTTGCGCGTCTTCATTGAGGTCCTGTGGATCAGCTTCGGTGAGACCAAACTCACGCATAACTATCTCAAGGGGAACGCCCAACCCCGTAGCTATCCCTCTGGCTGCCCTGATGCCCAAGCCCCGGTTCCCCGAGCGGAGATTGGACAAAGTTGTCTTGCTTACAGCCTTATTGCTTCGTCGGCTCATTTCGGCGTCGTCAATGTTTAGGGCCCGCAGTTGGTTATCCAACCACAGCAAACCGTCATCCAGAGTGTTGGCCACGGATGAGGAGTGTAGACCTCCAAAACACAAGAGAACCGAAATTGCCACTTGACAACCTGTATGACAACCTGTAATATCACATCAGACAACTAGAGTTTTCTTTTAGCAATCACCCAAGAAGTCATTCCCGCCGGCGTGGAACCCAGCGGGAATGACAAAGACGAGGGGCAGTATGGCAACGAACTACGGCGATACCTGGTTCAATCAAAATTTCAAAGCAGCGAGCCGCATTGATCACGCGGCCCGTTCTCTCCCCGATCACCTCGCGGCGCAGGTTGCGCCGTCGCACTGGATCGACCAAGCCCGCAGCGCTGCTCGCGCAGCCGACCCAATGCTCTCTGCTTTTGATGCATTGGCCTCCGCGGCTTTCGCCGTCGAGCGCGCACCCAGCAACCTCGCACCGGCGCTTGCTGTGTTAACTCAGAAGACCAGCGCGGCCGTGGCGGCCGGCTGGATGATCGACTGGGAAAGCAACCCTCAACCCAGGAGCCGCGGCAAGTTTCGCGTTCTCGCGATCGTCGCCACGGCTGCTGGCCGAAATCCACAGCGCACCTACATCAAGTGGGTAATGCCCGCCGCCGTCGACCTCATCAGCGACGCGCTGCGCACGGGGGTGCAAGCGTGACTCCCGCCATCCTCACCAATACCAACCGCTTCGGCGAAGCGCTCATCGAGTATCCGGCGCGTTGGGTCGTGGTCATGAATGAGCAAGACGCTCAACTGATCAACCCAGCCGGCGACCTGGCCGCCACGTTTGTCGATCCTGCGTTCGCGCTCGAAGTGTGCAACATGTTGAACACGCCGGTCGAAATGACGGTTGCGGCCAATAGCGACGAAAGCGAAGCGATTGCCAACGCGGCCAGCGCGCACGAATTGCTCGAAGCAGCCAACGACACGATCGAGCACCAGAACGCCGAGATCAACGCGCTGCGCAAGCGCCATGTGCGCATGTTGCGCTACCTCAATCTCCTCGTGGCGGTTGCGCTGGATAGCCAGCGCGCCAACGCGAGCGCCAACCATGGCAGTTCAGTTGAGCAGGCGAGCGTGCCTGTATCAGCTAATTGCGACGCCCCCGCCTCGTCTGATGCTCCCCCCATCAACGGGGCGGGGATTGACCTCAGCACCGACGTGTCGCTCGACGGCACCGACGGCACCGACGGCACGCATGAAGCGGAGGTGCCGGCGTGAACCAGATACCTCTGGCGTCGTCTCGCCAAAACGGCAAACCAACCGCCGACGTGCTGGCTGCCATCGATGCAATCGACGCCGCGGCCGAGGAACGTTGGATGCACCGGTTCGATCTCTACGCAATCAGCGCCGAGCGCGACCGCGAGTTGTATGCCTGGCTGGAAGGCATCGGCCAGATGCCCAAGCCCAGCGAAGAAGTGAGCAAGCAGCTGCTGAAAGCCTGGCGCGCCCAGTGCGCCGCACAGCACGCCGCGCAACCAACACACACCAACCGAGCCACATCATGAACGCTAAAAACAACAACGACAAACCCGCCGAGCGCACCAAGCGCCGCGGCGCACGACTCCACAAGGGCGGCGGCTATGTTGGCAGCAGCCAAATGGGCGCGGATCGTTCATTTGGCCGAGCGCTGATAGCCGCAGCGAAGAAGCTTGCCGCTCAGCAAGCCAAGGCGAAAGCCACAGAGGCCGAAAAGGGGGCGACGGCATGAAGCGCCTTAGCTCCGCTGTCGTGGGCGGCCACATCGAGACGCGCATCAGCATCGGCGCGATCCGCTACGGCCGCAAGCGTCGCAGCCGCGTAATCTCGCTGATTGTCGGGTTGGGTTTTCTCTTCCTCCTCGTTGCCGTTGTGCTGGCCGCCTCATCGCGGCCGGCGCACGGCGCGGCGCCGGGGCAGGTCGTGTGCGTGCTGGGCGGCGCGCAAGCGATCTGCCCGCCGTCGCTGGAGATTGGAGAGCCGCCCGCTGAATCCATCCGCATCTATCTGCCGATCGTGGCAAGGAATAAGTAATCCATGGCGACAAACGCAACTGTCGAAAAGACGAATGAACTGTATGGCGCGGATGACCCGCGCTTTGGCACCGGCACCTACGACAACGGCCACGTGCCGACCGACCCACAGATATGGCGTGCAGCTCAGCGCCGGCGCGCCCAGCGCGTGA